AACACTCACAGAATATATAAAAACGGAACTTTAGCAGATACAGCTACCACAGCTAATAAACAAGATAATGGTCCATTTAGTATTGGAAAAAATGGTTTTGGTGATTTCAATGGTTACATAGATGAGTTTAGAGTTTCTGATATTGCAAGATATGGAGGCTCAAGTTTCACTGAACCAACTCAAGCTTTTTCATTTGATTCTAATACAGAATTCTTACTTCACTTTGATGGAGCTAATGGATCAACTGCTATTAAATCTGCAGATGATACGTTATTCCAAGCAACATTCTCAGAAGGTCAAGTAATCGGTGGTACAAGACAAGATGTACCGGTCACTGGAACACAAGCTACTTTAACTCTTGGAGACTTTACTTTAGAACAATCCACAAACGAACCTGCTACCGGACAAGAGCTTACAACTAATATTGGTCAAGCTGAAGAAATACCTGCTCAAATAGTGGGTGTTTCTGGCATACAATTAACAGCTAATGTAGGCTCTGTGACCGTTACAGGTAATGCTCTTGTAACACCTACAGGCATAGAGTTGACTTCTACTGCTGGTAGTCTTAATATTACTTCATGGCAAGAGATTGATCCGGGTGTAACGAATGTTTGGACAGAGGTTGATTTAGCTGCATGATTAAGGTAAAATTATAATTATTTAGGAGACAAAATTTATGACATCTAGTTATTCAACAGATCTAAAACTCGAACTAATGGTCACTGGCGAAAATGCTGGTACATGGGGTGATAAAACAAATACAAATTTAAATTTAATTCAACAAGCAATCGCTGGAGTGGAAGGTATAACTCTAACTGATTCTGCTACTACAACATTAACTATGTCCGATGCTACATTGTCAAATGCACGTAACATGGTTTTAAAAATTAATACTATTACTTTAACAGGTGCAACAATTTTAGCTTTACCTGATGGAATAGAAAAATTTTATATTTTAGATGCAACAAATGTAACTGCTCCAACTAATTTAACTTTTAAAACATCTTCAGGAACTGGATTTGCTTTAACTGATGCAAAAATTTACGCAGCTTATTCTGATGGAACTAACATGAGTGAAATTTCATTGAACACTTTAGGTGGAACAATTGCAACAGCTCAAATTGAAGCCTCAGCAATTACAACTTCATTGATTGCAGACGATGCTGTAACTTCTGCAAAAATTTCAGACAATGCAATTATAACTGCTCTGATTTCAAACGCAAATGTTACAACTGCAAAGATAGCTGACGATGCAGTAACAGCTGATAAACTTGCTGACACTGCAGTAACTGCAGGAGATTACACTGCAACAAATTTAACTGTAGATGCTCAAGGTAGAATTACCGCTGCTTCTTCAGGTGCTGGTGCCGCAAACTTTGCGACTGTCTTAATAAAAGCTGGACCTTCTTCAGGAACGTATACTGCTGACCCCACTGCTACAAAATTTCAAGCCTACCTGTATGGTGGCGGAGGCGGAGGCGGTGGATCTACCGAATCTAGAACAGGTGGAACAGGTGGAACTGGTGGATCTGGTTTTTTTTCTGGAGCAGTAACAGGAGGAACTGGTTATAGTTTCTCTGTTGGAGCAAGAGGAAATGGTGGAGCCGGACAATATTCAAATGCCCAAAGCGGTAATGCTGGTGGAGCTACTAATATTACAAACTTAGCAACTGCTAATGGAGGAGCCGGTGGACAAGGTGGTTATCCCGGAGCCAATCCAGCACCCCCAGCAAACCCTGGAGCTGCAGGAAGCGCACCTGGAGCAGATTCTACAGATATAGCTATAGGAGCTTTATTGGGTGATAGAACTATAGGACAAGGAGGAGCCGGTGGACAAAGAGGATATAATACTCCTGCACCCCCAACTGGACAAGCAGGAAGTGCTGGTAACGTTGGTGGATTAGTAATCTTTGAAAATGATGGATAATTAAATTATGGCATATATTATATACACACAAGAAAATAAAGTTTACAGAATAGCTGAAACAGATACGCACAAAGAAGCAATGAATGGTATTGAAAATTACAATGCTGTATCTATTTCTGATTCAGATTTTGCTAAAATTAAAAGAAATGAACTATCTGTAGGTGATTATGATTCAGCTAACTCTCAACATTCAACAACAGCTATAGATATTACAGGATCTTTAGATGGTGATGGAAATGCCGTAGGGACTGTTTATGATGAAAATTCTCTTACTTCATATTTAAAAGATATTAAAGATCAATTAAAAGAATTTGTTGAAAACACTGATAATAGTTCACATGTATTATTCACAACTTGTAATAATTATTTAAATTATTTAACATTAGATTTTTTTCCTGATCAACACGACTTTACAGCTAATCCTATATATAGTTGGGAAAAGTATTGCGAAGATAATTCTATATCATACTTACATCCTTTACAAATACCATAATATTATATAGAAATATCTACGTTTTTATGTAGAAGGTTTGTGTGGACATATTATCAAAAAAAATTGAATTTATTAGTTCAACTGATTATTCAGAAATAATAAAAAATAATAAAAAATTATTACCTGAACCTATAAAATTTAATGTACCTAATTGGTATAAAAACTTAAAACATAATATCGATATGAAAACAGTAAAAGGTTGTATGCCTTTTTTAGACACATTGACCTCCGGATATGTTTTAAAATTTCCTACAGATTATTTTGTAAATCACAATTTTATAAATGAAGATGAAAGAAAAACTTATTCTGAATCTTCATTAAGTAAAAATCCTTTTGTAAGATACGCAGAAAACATACACATTAACAAAAAACTTTCAACTCATTCACCAAACCAATTAAAAGGATCTCCTGAAATTAAAAAAAATTTAAATTTACCTGTACATAAAATTATTAATCCATGGATTATAAAAACACCACCAGGATATTCTTGTTTGTTTTTACCACCTATGAATAACACTGATGATAGGTTTTCTATAATTCCTGGTATAGTAGATACAGATACTTTTGAAAATGAAATAAATTTTCCTTTTATTATAAATGGAGATAAATACCCTATATTACAAACAACTATAAAATTAGGAACTCCTTATGTTCAGGTAATACCTTTTAAAAGAAACGACTGGAAAATGAAAATAAATTTTGTTAAAAATAAAAATTTAATAAAAAATAAAATAAGTTTTTTTGAAAACATAATAGATAATTATAAAAATAAAATTTGGAAGAAAAAAAAATGGATTTAAAATCTATAAGTAATATTTGGGAATATATTCACATACTTGATAATGTCATTAAAGAGAAAAATTTAGAAATATTTTTAAAATTATGTCAGGAACGTAAAGAATTTGACGATGGTTATATTATGAGCAAAGGGACTCAAGAAATTAAAGATACAAATATAAGAAACGTAAAAATTTGGCACCCAAATAGTATAAGTGGTTCTATGACTGAAGCACATTGGACTGGATTTTTAGTCAATATGTTTAAAAAAAATTTAAATAATTATAGTCAAAGTATGAACATGGATGCGGACAAACATAAGCTTAATGAAATACAAATATTAAAATACACAAAAGGAGGTCATTATAGGTTCCATAGTGATAGCGGTCCTGTGAATTCCAGAAGCGTGAGTTTAATTTATTTTGTTAACTCTGATTATGAAGGGGGCGATTTGTGTTTTAAAGATATAAAAAACAACCAAGAGTTAACAGTAGAAAAAAAAAGAAATAGGTTAATAATATGGCCTAGTAATTTTATGTATCCACACTCCGTTAAACCAATTACGAAAGGAACAAGGTATTCAATTGTAGCATGGGCAGTTTAAAAAATTTTAAAATAATAAAAAACTTTTTAAATAAAGATGAAACTAATTTGATAGCGAAGTATTGCGAAATAGCACATAGAAATAATATAAGAGATTTTGATGATAGTATAAATAATGCAGATACTTGTTTTTATGGTGACTATTTAGCGGAATCATTACTTTTAAATAAAAAAAATATTATAGAAAAAGAAAGTAATTTCAAATTACTACCTACATATAGTTATTGGAGAACGTATACAAAATATGCTGTTTTAAAAAAACATAAAGATAGACCTGCATGTGAAATATCAGCTACAGTTTCGATAGCTAATGATGGAACTGATTGGCCTATTTTTATGGGTGATAAAAAAATTATTTTAAAACCAGGCGAAGCTGCTTTATATAGAGGATGTG